CAGTAATCTTGGCGCGGTTAATGTCGACATAATCGACTACGGGCTCACTGGCGCCCTGATAGGTTTGACCTTCGTTTGTAAGGCCGGCGATACCATAATCTTTGACATACGGCTTACGGTAGCTTTCTCCACCGCTTAAGTTGATGACATTAAGTCCATCAGCAAGTCTTGAAACGACAGGAAAAGGAATAGGCGAAAGAGTCGTTGATACATGGTCGGGTAATAAGATTTCTTCGCTTGATACCGTGATTGTGCGCTTTTCTTTTAAGTCAATACCACGCTTTTCAAGGATTTCCTTACTTGTACCTTTAGTTTCTACGATTTGAATTGGTTCAAATTTCCTCATCATTTCGATTTTTTTAGCAGTCATCGTGCGTTCTTCATTAAGTGCATCGACTTCTTTTTCGAGTTTTTCAAGTTCCTCGAGATTTGCCGTTTCGCTAAGTTTTCTAATTTCAGCAAAGCGGGCTTCAATTTCTTTCATTCTTTGATTTAAATTCATAACTTCCTCCGATTTTGATGTGAATTCTTTTTCGTGATAAATTCATCGTTCTATCTTCGATTTCCTTATCCAAGGCCGCTAGTTCTAAATCCATAGAATCTAGACTTCGAGCATATATCGATGTTTCTTCGTATGCTGGTGTGTCGACAATCGAGACATCATATAGTCTTTCAATTGCCGTTATTCTTCGTTTGGGTGTCGCACCACTACGATCCCAAACTTGGTCTTTGACCGTAAACGCAAAACTCATCTTGTCGAGAAGACTTGCTTTTACCATTTGGTAAATGTCACGATTTGAATTTGTATCAAGTAGACGAGCGGTCACTTTTAGACCTCTTTCATCCACGGTCAAAGTAAGAGAGTTGTTTCTTGTACGAGCGATAACAAGAAAGTTATCCTGGTGATTATATTTAAGTGGAACATCTTTCATATTGGTTGATTCCAAAGCTTTAGAATCAATCACTTCTATAAAGCCACGGTCTTCATCACCGATTAGTGTTTCAGTATCAAAAACGATGGCGTAGCCTTCTAGCACCATCTCATTATCAATTTCATTAAATCTCAAATTGGATAAGCGAATTTCTTTATTCATTAAAATGCACCTCTATACAACGAATTGTATAAAGGCGCTCTTTTATTTTTAAGGGTTAAACTGAAGACTATTTATCTTCTTTGTCTTCTTCGCCCACTTGATAGAGGTTTGCTTTTGTTTGATCGACGAAATTAAGACTTTGAAGTCGCTTGTTACCACCTTCGACTGGTTCGAGTCCAAGTAAAGACCTGGATTCATTTAAACTCATGAGACCTAATCCCATTAGTTTTTCAATGGCATTTACTTTTGTGTTCCAAGACGCATATTGAAGTCTTTCGCTATAAAAGATTATTTGTTCGCCTTTTCTTCTCTCTGCTTTGGTTAATAAAACTCTAGAAAACTCTTCGCTTAATTGAATGGAAAGTTGTTCAATAGTTCCTTCGTAGAAAGCATTGAACTCTTCTTCGGTGTATTTATTTAAATAAATCGGTTCGCTAATTCCAAAATAGGAAAGGATCTTCTCGTTAAGAAATTCTAGCGTTGCGGCATCAACGAGTTTAGGATCACTATTTAAAGGGACATAATCGGCTTTTAAATCAACGGGGATAATCGCTGAATTATTATCTTTTATTGAACTTCGGAGAGCTTCGTCAAATATAGCTTTCTGTTTATTCTTATCGTCTTGCGAAAGCATCGCATTCATTTTAAGTAATCCTTTTATCTGGAGCGATGACCTAATGGCATTATCGATACCTTTTAAAATCGAATCATTTATCGACACTGTTTTGATAAGTGTCGCATGATCACTTAAAGCACCATTTCCACCAAATACATCGTTTTCGCTGTAAAAACGGCGCAAATGGATGATATTTTCGTATGGGAGCGTGTAGGATTCGCCACTATCAAAAAAGAATTTTAAGAACAGTCCACCCGTTCCATCTTTACTCGCTTCAACGGTGTTTGGCCGTAACGGGTATAATCCTTCTAAATTTCCATTAGTGTCGGTTAAGGGATAAATAAAGCAGTTGTTATTGATGAATAAAAGAGAGATGATCCGATAGATAAAAATCGTCGGGTTCATAATTGGATTGGGTGCATTTTTAAGTAAAAAGTTAATTTCACTATCGCTTTCAAGCGTTGCATCTTTGTCTTTTACAATGTGTCGGGGTTTCAGTTTCGAAGCGTGATTAGCTATTCTATCAATTGCAATTCTAACGGTATCGCTATTGAGAATATTAGTCCCAAAACTAGAAAATACCGCTTCGATATTCACCGGGAGAATTCCCGTTATGGTTTCTTTTTTCTTTCGTGTAAATAGTCCCATTATTTTATCATCCCTTCGTATTCAATTTTGTAGCGATTAAGGACGGCATAGGCAATGATGAGCGCTACTGCTCCATCGATACGCCTGAACTTACTTCCAAGTTTTGACGGTTGAATGTTGCCGTTAATGTCAATTTTTGCCTGTGTGTTAGCGAGGTTCCACTTCAGCAAAGGATTATTGTCATAGATAACTAGTTTGTTCTTTAAATCTGCTTCTAGCTGTTTCATTGGTTCGCTAAGTGAATAAACTCCCTGGCGGACTTTTTCCATTGTGAAGCCCATCTCTTCCATTTCTTTAACCCAATAAAGAGCATTCCAAGGATCATAGCCAACCCAGAGCGGACGAATGTTATGGACCTGCACCATCTTAAGAAACCACTTCGTTACAAGTGTGAAGTCGTTTTGTCCACCCTCTGTTAAAGTTAGTAGTCCATTTTTTAATTAAATGTCGTAAGGAACCGAATCTTCTTCAATTCGTTTTTTTAAGACATCGCTTGGCATAAAGAAATGTGGGATTATGTACTTCTTCTCATCTTTTATTACTAGTAATAAAGCGGCTGTTAAATCGGTTGTGTTCGATAAATCGACTGCGCCAATAGCATATGAATTTTTTAGACTTGAGAGATTAAATCGTTCTTCGTTGTTTAAGTCGTCGTAGGTAAGCCAACTTCCACTGTCGCTTTGTTTAATATTGAAGTCTTTGCAAAGCATCGTCACCCTGGTAGATAAATCGTTTTTTGCTTTGTTCATAATGTCATCAAGATAGGATTCTAATTTGATTGTTCCTAAAGAGGGATTAGATTTTTGCCAAGTTCTTTTATCAAGATAAATTTCTTCTTGTGAATCCTGGGTATAAAACCAAGGGAGAAGCTTATCATCTTTAATCTCACCTTTAATCATCTTGCGGCAATAAGCTAGTTTCTTATCAAGGAATCCCTCCGTCACTGTTCCTTCGGTTGTGATGATAAAGATTAGTGGTTCTTTTTTTGTTGACTGGGATTGCTTGATTGCATCGTAGACTTTCGAATCTGTCATTTCGTGGACTTCATCAATACAACCTACTTCGATGTTATAGCCGTCTTTGTTTCGACTTTGGGCCGAAAGCTTCTTTATTTTGTTTTTTGATTTCGGTGAATAAATGTAGAAAATGTTCTTTTTAGAACGCTTTTCATTTCGGAGAGCTTTACTTCCTTCACGCATATTGTTGATTTCTTCATAGAGAATTGAAGCTTGATCGTTAGTGTTACTAGCGCACACTATATCCACTCCACCTTTAGCAAGAAAGAATTCAGCTAAATCAATGCCGGCAATAAAGGTTGTTTTACCATTTTTTCGTGCGACTAGTAATACAACTTCATTGAATCTTCGAAATCCAGTCGTTCTTTCTTTAAAACCATAAGCCGTTTGAAGAATTGCTTTTTCCCATAATTCAAGAATAAAGGGTTCGCCATTAAAGGGTGATTTTGTGTGTTTGCAAAAGGTTTCAATGAACTGAATTCTAATGTTCCCTGGTTTTACATCAAAAATATAACGAGGATCATCCATATCTTTAATGAGCTTATCTAGGGTTGTTCTCAACTCTTGCCCAACCAGAATCTTTCCTTCAAGTACTTGATTGTAGTATTCGACTAAGTAGTTCATGTGATGCCTTTAAGAAATTTATCGAGCTCATCATCTTCATCGCCACTAGTTTTTCCGAGGATGGAATTGATGGTTTTTAAGGTTGATGAATATGAGGCAACTAGTTTGGTATAAAACTTGGCCGCTTCGCTTTGTCGTTGCTTTCCACTTTTGGTTACCTGTACGGAACCATGGTTGGCAATTTGCTCTTGAACTATCACTAGTTCCGTTCTCATAAACGCCATTTGTTGCAAGAGCTCGTCGATAAGTGTTCTTTTACTTTCGTCTAATATATCCAAAGCAAAAAGACTCTTAAGTCTTTCGTATTCTTCATAAACGCATGAGTTAACTTTCTTCTTCATCGGGTTCCTCGAAGATGTGGCTTGGGCATAACACTATATCACCAACTAATTCGATTGAAGTCAGACTTGCAAATTTCGAATTAATTGGACGCTCTTTTAATAGTCCTTCTTCGTCACAGACGATAAGTTTATCGTGATATCGGTTTGGATAAAGTTCAATTAGTCCTCCTACTGCTTCTTGTAGTTCTTCGAGAGTGAAGTATTGATTTTTCGGTCTTAAAATTTCAATGGTTCCATCTTCTTTAAAGCGAAGAGCATAGTTCGGGTTTTCAGAGATTAGATAAATTCGGAGTGGAACGACATACTCACGGTTGCAATCATCACAGCACGATTCTCCACGAAAGGGTGCAGGATTGTTTCCATATCCGATGAATGGCTTTTTACATAATGGGCAGTTTTTTGTTTCGGTCATATGTTTACCTTCCTTCGTTATTCACTTTGTCAAATTCTTCTTCGAGATTTTTTCGGATTTTCGCTCGTTGGAGATTGTGTTTTTCTTCATTAATTTCGGTATATGTAAAGGAGATTATTGCAATCTCATCTTTGGGAAGAGTCTTCTCGACTTGTTTGAGGATATTAGTTATTTCACTCAAGGATTGTATTTGTCCAGAGTAGTGATCAGTTTTACTCATTTGAGTAACTTCAATTTTGTACTTATAAGGCATTTTGTGTTTTTCCGATTATTTCTTGGAGTTCTTTTTTGGTGAATTTGGTTTGACCAGTCTTTTTGATATGATTCTCGACTTTGTCAATTTGACCAACACTCACTATGCCCATGTTGTTGCGGCGAAGTTCTTTTAGGGCAATCGCACCGATGCGTAAATCTTCACGAGTGATGGTAATCGTTTCTCTTTGGGATCCATCCTTTTTGACTTCTACTAAGGTAATCTTTTCGTTCATTTTTTGCTCTCCTTTAGATACTTTGTATCTAACAAAACAAATACCACACAAATATAATAAATCCAGTAAAAGGAGAAACAATATTTCACTGGATGAGTAATCCGATTAAGCGAGCCACGATGTAGGAGATTTGGAGTCATCTACAGAGCGTGGGGAGCGAATTTCAGTCACGTAATCTGCTTTTCATCGATTCGTTCAGCACTTGGCTATCAACTTTGAAACGCGAGTGTCGTCCCTGTTCGACTCTTTAATGAGATTTTACTTTTCGTTTTAAATATATTTAAGGGTTAAACTGAAGACTCTTTTTTTCTTGTGGCAATTTCCATTCACGCGCGGGAAGGGGGTGCATTTTGAAATTGTTGGGAAAGCATAAAAAAAACCGAAACCTAAATCTCGGTTTTCAAAAA